TTGCTCCTGGATATTGTCTAACTAAAAATTGAAAATTAACCGCACCTTCTTGATTTTTTAGGTCTGGAATGTATCGTTTAATAAACATAGAATTATCTCCATCAACAATATCCACGTCTCCCGAAGTAATGAACGCGGTGATTGGATCTGTATCGTCATTAGTTCCTTTTTCTTGATCATAAAGTGTTGATACTCCAGCAGTTAAACCAATAACTGTCGGTTGTGCAAGTGTTGTAGAATTTGGCATATATTTTGTAGCTAATGGATTTGCAAATATATCTTTAGAAGCCCATGTTGTTCTAGCTAAAGTTCCAATAGTCCATAATCTTTCAAGATAATTATAAGTGACTACTCTATCAATTGCAGTAGAACCACTTGATGCATAAAACCAATTTACTTCTGCAAAATCTAAATTAACTCCAGCATAAATAAGAGAATGTTCATCTTCATTTAAATCTTGAAATACATAATCTTGTACTGAACATGGAATTTCTTTTACAACCCCGTCGAACAGATAAAATGCTCCGTCTGACATCCAGTAGACAACGTTTTCCGCTTCTACTGCTGAATGCGCTGCTAACGTTCCGCAGTTCGTACCAATTTGTTTAAATGAGAATGTAAATGGTGGGCCTACAAACTGCATAGAATGAGCTGATGTATTAGTTAATATTAATATATCTCCTCTTGTTGGAACTGCTGTTACAATTCTATTTCCTGATGATAATCTTTGAAATCCAGCTGTGTTAGTTGCATTCGGTATAAAGTCTGTAATAGATTCTTGTGAACCGAAGAGCACGGCCATCGGATCAAAAGTTCCAGTTGTTCCTGGTGTTGTTTGAGTACCAAAAAATATAATATGTCTATCTCTTGGTGATACAGTCATATAGTTAGATCGTGTTGGAGCATTAGCTAATAATGTAGCTCTAGTGTTTCTAGGACCAATAAATGCAGAAGTATCAAAAATAAAAGTTCTACCACCAACAATTGTTGCAATAATATCTTCACCAAAGTTATCTATTTGCCAAATTCTAGGATTAGCTGTAATAACTCCTGTTGGTCTTGGTGTGTTCCAAGTTGAAAATCCCCATGCACCGGCTCCCCACCCATTACCAATTGTTGTAACATCTGTTCCTACATTTATTTGAAATGCTGCACCTGCTGCTGTTCCAGAAGTTGTAACTGTTCCTGGTGTTGCAATTGTAGCTACATCTATTGTAAAATTATTAGAGTCTACAATATTTTGAATTTCAAATTCTTGTTGCATATCTGTATTAGTAATGTTTATAACACTAACTCCAGATACTGTTGAGAATGTAACAAAGTCTCCAGCGATTGCACCATTAGATGTTGCAAGAACGTTTACAATGGTTGTTGCTGATGTGAATGTAAATACTGCTGGAATAGTAGTTGATAGAGGTGTGATGTCATAAAAATTGTTATCGTAATAAGTATATAGTTTTCTATCTGTACCAATGATTGCTAATGAGTCTCCGGCTAAATCTGTATATGTGTGAATATCTCTTGCAGCACCAATTAAATTAGTACCAACGGCTGGTTGCCATCCACCTATCTTTTCAGGAACACCATATCTAAAACGAACGTTATCACACCCAGTCCAACCACCTTCTGCGCCGTATTGAGTGTTTTGTTTATCGATTCCTGGTTTAAATTGTAGTTTATTAATTGGCATAATAGTTCATTATACACGGTTATTTTATAAAAGCTAGAAAGCTTATACTTTAGATATATGTATATTCCATTCTAATTTATTAAGCAAATCTTCAAATTGAACTACTGTTAAAGATTGTTTTCTAACATATTCATGAAGTTCTGGAACATCTATAATAACCCATTCTTTGTCAGTCTCAAATACTATTTTATCAGCTTTACTAGATGTGGTTCCTTTTTTACCCAATTGATTATTAGGCATTTGAAACATAGGTCTTACATCAAATTTAAATTCTTGATTAGAGTTTTTCTTTAAAACTCCTGAAACATTCCAATGTTCGTTATTTTTTTGTGTCTCTGTTGGCCAGAGTATATTATCTAAATGAATAGAAAACTTTGTCTCTATGTTCACTTTCTAAATAATTTATTAATCAATCCTCTAAAACCGGTATTCTCTTTAAAGTATTCTAAACATTCTGCAATAGTTTGTTGTCTAATATATTCATCTCTTATTTCTTGAGATGTTGGTTGAGGTAATTCACTTTTCCATCTATCTATAATAAATGTTCCTCCAGCAGAGGTAAGATCATGACTCACACCTGGCGCTAAAGATTTCATTACTGTATTAATACCCCAAGCAAAACCATTTTCATTGGTATATGCTTTAATAGTTTCTTCAATAGATAGTTTTCTTACCATTTTAAATTAAAAATAATTAAAATTAATTATATGTCTTCTGTCGATATCCGTTGATGTGCAACCTCTATGTTCTGTGCTTGATGGAAAAATTATAATTTTATTTGCTTCGGCATTAATAAATTTTATTTTATTATTAATTTTAAATTCCGTACCACCATTACAAGTATTTAAATATAAAATAGCTGTTGTTGATTCATAATTATTATCTGTATGCCACCCACTTTTTTCAAAAAGTTTATTAATAACCATATTTGCTCTTATTTCTATTGGTGCTTTACAATTTAATTCTTTTAGAATTGGTATTATGTAATTAAAATAATATTCAGAATTATTACAAAAATTATTGTAAAAACTATATGTAAAATAATAATTGTTATCATCATAAGTCATTCTATTTCTAATTCTCCATGGAAAATCATCATTAGTTATTAATTCGTATAGTTGTGTAAAATTTTTTTTTGGTAAAAAATTTTTATGTTCTATTAGTAAATTCATATTATAAGTTCAGTTAAATTTTTATTATTACCGATTGCACCTTTTATAAAAACATTAAAAGCTAAACTAATTCTTGTATTAGTTCCTTCTTTATTTTCAACCATATGAGTTAAAGAAGATGGAAACATAATAATATCTCCAGTTTTAACAGTAAACCACCAAGATTCAGAATTCCATAAATTCCAAGTTTTAATTTCAGGTTTTATCGTTTTATAACCATCATTAAAAAATTTAATTTTATCTAATTCTTCATGACAGTTTATGTAAAAAACTCCAGATACTAAAGAATTAGGATGAGCATGTTTATGATGGAATTGATTTGTTTCAGTATAATTTAACCAGGATTGAGTAATATAAGGTGTAACTGCATCTGTTGGAGATATTACTTTTTCAAAATAATCTTTAACTTTTAAATCTAATTCTTTTTTAATATTAGCAAAAGGTTTTTCGTTTAAAATATAATTATTATTAGATGTAATATTTCCTTCATTTTTATAAAAATCTTTTTTAGATTTTTCTACAAATTTTAATTCTAATGGTGTTAATTTTCTATCTAATTTAGACATATAGATAGGCGTTGGAAATATTCCGTTAATAACTGCTTCTGACATTCTAACTTTTTTTAAACTATTTTAGATATTTTGTAAAGTTAAATTTATAACTTGTTGTTATTCTAACCTGTTGGTAAAACTATAGGTTTAGGAGGAATAAAGGCGTCCTCTTGCTCATCATATCTATAACCTATTCCTGCAAAATTTTTTCTAAAATTTTTATTATAAGACGTTTGTTTCCAAATAGCGTTTGGCTCGTTATTTAAATTTCTTAAAAAATCTATTCCAAGTTGTTCTTGTTCTATACCATTTGAATCTTTTATTACTTCATTAACAACAGAAACAACTGTTATTACTACGTTGTTATTATCTAATTTTGCAAAATGTGCCATTATGCTGTATAACTCCCATTTCCGTTAAATTGAATTATAGTATTACTTCCTGAAGTTGTAATTGTTGGACTTCCTGTAGTTATACTTGTATATCTTGCAGTTGGAACTGATAAAATTACAACACCAGAACCTCCACCACCAATAGCTACAGCATAACCACCACCTCCTCCACCTCCAGTATTAGCTGTACCATTAACATTAGGTGCTGCTCCATTATTTTCACCATTACCACCACCACCTGTTCCGCCAGATGCTCCTGCATTTGGACCTATTCCTGAACCACCTCCACCACCAGCTCTTGTTACTGAAGAACCTGTTATTGAAGAAGCTGTTCCATTACCTCCAGCACCACCAGCTGTATTAGATACAGAGTTTGAACCAACTGCACTAGCGCCACCTCCACCACCACCATTAGTATTATTAGCTAAACAGTTACCTCCATTATTTCCTTGACTTGGTGATGTACTTGGTGTGTTTCCAAGTCCACCATTAGCAGCAGGAGGACTACTATAAACAGCAGATGCACCACCACCCGATCCTCCATTAGCACCAGCACCACCAGCACCACCATTATAACCACCATTACCACCACCAGTAGAAGTAATAGCTGTTATTCCAGTTCCCGATAATTCAGAATTGTTACCAGATGCAACAGACGGACTACCAGCACCTACTGTAGCTGTATATGTAACTCCTGGTGTTAAAGTTTCTGTTCCACTTCGGTGACCTCCAGCACCACCTCCACCAGCAAAGCCACCACCACCGCCAGCTACGACTAAAAAATCTACTGAATAAGGTTGACCTGGCCAGATATTATTTTTTCTAGCATTAAATTGATCTTGTAATCTCCATACTCCTACTGCTTTTGAAACTGTTGGAGTATTTACTTTACCAATTATACCACCATTACGTTTAGCCATTAATTAACTCCCAATTTAAAATTTCTTCGTTCCATTTATAATAGCTATCATTATCTATTTGTTCTTGTGTTAATTCTGGTTTAGAAACTGGTGATTCCCAATTACAAGTATCTTCATTTAATATCCAAGAGTTAAAAGGTTTAGGTGATATGAAAGCATCTCTATTTTCATCATAAGTATAACCTATCCCTGCATAATTTTTTCTAATTCTATTATTATAAGAAGTTTGTTTCCAAATATCATTTGTTCCATAAAGATTATTTATAAAATCTACACCCAATTGTTCTTGTTCAAATCCATTAGCATCTGTAATTATAGAATTATTAATAGAAATTATTTGTTCTACTATATTTCCAGCACCTAATTTTGCAAAA